AGGAAATGGGATATCAATCCCTCAGTAGAAGATTGCAAGACTCAAATGGACATTATGTTCGGTAGAGATCGGATGAAAGAACTTATTGTATCATGGAGCAAAGACAATCAGAAACTTACATCAGTCTTTGGTAAGTTAAGATACATGAACAAGAAAGATAAATCAGACAAGACATTGTACGACGGATTAGACCCAGAAGACAATCCCGATGACTGGGAGAAGATTTATGTATGAGCCAAGCATTCGTTTATAAATGGATTCATAAGCCAACGGGCATGTGGTACATTGGTTCACGAACTGCTAAGGGATGCCATATCAACGATGGTTATATTTGTTCGAGCAAAATAGTTAAACCTATGATAGAACAAAAGCCCGAAGAATGGCAACGATATATTTTGCATACTGGATTGCCAGGTGAGATGCGTAAGATGGAGACTAAGTTATTAGTTGAATCAAACGCTAAAAAGAACATGATGAGTTTCAATCGCAATAATGCAGATGGAGTACCTAGCGGTGGACGCAGAAAAGGTGGTATTAATAAGGGTAGAATAAGCAATAGTAAATTTAGAACAGCACTAGAAAAAACTATTGAAAAGACATTTGAGCAGGCTTTATGTGAACATTACATAAGAGCACTCGCTGAAAAGGATAAAGCAAGCATTATCTATTATGAAAGAATGTTTAACCATAAACAATTGCTGATTAAAGTGAACGGAAAGGTTCTATATGACGGAAGAAAATAATATTACTAATGATTTGAATAACAATCAGTTAGATATCAAACCTAAGCGTGGTGGTAAAAGACCCGGCGCTGGCAGAAAAATTGGCTCAACTAACAAGATTCAAGGTGTTGAGTTTTTAGAAGAATATAAAAAAGTACATGGTACTACGCTTAAAGAAGACTTGGCAAGAGATATGATGAATGCAAGGATCCGTGGTGATTACGAAATGCTATTCAAATATCAAACAGCCTTTGCAAAATATTACTTTGCTGACACAGCAAAACAAGAATTAGATGTGACCAGTAACGGTCAGACTATGAATGTAGGTTTCACTTTTCCAGCAATCGAATTAAAAGAATGGAAGAATGAGACAAATTGAGGTACCGTTGTTTGGCGAGCAGAACACAATTCTAGCAGATTGGCTCACAACTGATAAGCACTCTGTGGACATTGTGCCTGTTGGAAGTGGGAAGACATTCTTGGCAGCGATTGCGCTTCCAATATTCGCTAGTGATTCTCGCTATCACAAAGGAAAGGATATAATCTATAGTGCCCCAACAGGTGCTATGATTAAATCCTTGATATGGGAGCCACTGAAGAAAAGTTGTATCAATCACTTTGGCTTAGTGGATGGAAAAGATATTAACAATTCAGAGCTTACGATTAAGTTTCCGAATGGTGTTTTTATCAGATGTAAGTCAGCAGAGCAAAGAGAAAACTTAAGGGGTCTTAATGTTGGCGTTTGGGTAGCAGATGAAGCCGCACTTTACACACAAGATACATTACAAGAGATAACGAACCGTCTTAGACCAAAGGTAGGGCAACCAGACACATTCGGTCGTCTTATAGTTATATCAACTCCCAATGGTGCAGGACCATTGTATGATTTATTTCAGTTGGCAAAAGAGATGCCCTCTAAGTATATCGTTCGGCACTATAATTACATTCAAATGCGTGCCGGCAATAAAGACTTTATTGAAGAACAAAAGCGCATCATCAGCCCATTGAAGTTTCAACAAGACTATATGTGCAGCTTTGAGAATGTTGCAGACCAATTCTACTATGCCTGGGACAAGAACAAATATTGCAAAGAGATAGTTGATACCAGTTACGATCTGTACACATTTCACGATTTTAATAAGCGTGTTATGTGTGCTACAGTTGCACAAGTCAAGAATGCCGGAACATTAGGTGGCACGATTGAGATTCTTAAAAGTTATGCTATCAATGACTGTTCTACTGAGGGAATCGCACAAGCAATACGCATAGACTTTCCTAAGCGTAGAATAAACAGCGTAATCGACATGAGTGGCACGCAAGTCAATCGTGACACTACATCAGAGTTTGGTGTGACTGACAGAACAATCATGGAGAAGTATGGATTTACAATCGTTAATACAAGAAGGAGCAATCCTCTTATTTCTGACACTGATAATACTTCGAACGCTTTTATAGCAAGAGGTGGATTAGTCGTGCGCCCCGATGACAAGTTCCTCTTAGAAGCATTGCAGACTTATCATTATGAAGATGCCAGTCGTAAACGATTAGTTAAATACACTGATCAAAAGTACGCACACATCGACGGATTGGGAGACTGCATAAGATATGGGATTCATCATCTGTTTCCAATTACACATGAGACTCCAAACTTCGGTGAGTATGTTGGTATGGATCCAGCAAAAGCACGATTAGGAATGCCTGGTTTAAGTCATATGCCAGATAGTCCTTTATATCCAGGTGGACCAACATGGGAAGAGATCATGAGTGGTGAAGAACGACAAGAAGACTTTCAAACATGGGATTAACAAATGAAACAAAGTGAAAATTATTACAAGGCATTGTACTTCAGCCATGTTGAAGAAGACATAGCAACAGGATGCGAACTGTGGACAGCAGCAACTAACAACATTGGATATGGATTTTTCAGATACGATGGTAAGATGCGTACTGTTCATAGACTAAGAATGGAATGGGAAGGACATGACATTACAGACAAAGTTGTGTACCATGACTGCGACAACTATAACTGTGTTAATCCTGCGCATTTGAATGTAGGTACATATCAACAGAAATCAGATGTTATGACATCAAAAGGTCGTGCTGGTAGATACTGGAAAGACCCTTCATTGCACATTACATGCAAACATTGCAGTTACCATGGCAGTCCAGCAGTGATTTCGCACAGACACAATGACAAGTGTGTACATAAACCATCATAGATACAAAGTATAAATACATCTATGACCGTGATCAACACTGGCAAAATAGCCATTAAAGAGATTTTTAAAATATGAAAAACAACGAACTACTAGCACGAAGCGGCATTTATGATGCTATAATTATGCAAATGATCGGCTATCAGCAAGCGTATCTTGGTGGCTATGTCTTTAAGCAAAGTGTGCGCAAGAAGCGCCCAAGTGAAGACAGTCAATTGTGGAATGACTTGATTAAGAACACTGTAGCACAACCTGTTTGTCGTTACATCGTCGACACCATCAATGATGTTCTTTTCGAACCAGGTGTCAAGCGTAATCTTAAATTCGCTACTGCACAAGGTCAATATATCGATCCACAGAATTCTGAATGGGTTGATTTGTTCGTAAGCGATACAGATTTGCAGACTCGTGATATGACTGGTTTCATGGAACAAGTGGGTGATCTTACAAGTATCTTTGGACATTGTTGGGTGGGGGTGGATCTTCCAACAGCACAAGAAGGATCATTAGGTCGTCCTTATGCATGTGCAATTAGTCCTGTCGATGTATGGGATTGGGAATTCGACTTCTACGGTGGTCGTCCTATCCTTAAGTATGTAAAAGTTAAAGAGATGGAAGATGCTGAACACTACTATCTCAAGTGTTATTATTTAGGTACTCAGACTGAACCATCATGCTGGGAAAGTTATGAAGTGCCAAAGAGTGTTAAAGAATCAAGTCTCATGGAGAATGAAGCAAGACTCATTGGTAGTGGAGATTTCCCTGCAGGTATGAGCATCCCAGTATTCATTGCATATGGTCGCAAAGACCCAAGAACTATGGACTTAGGTGTCTCAGACATTGACTCAGCTTCAGATGCAATGCGTGAACACTATAAATTAGAATGCGAAAAGTACACTGCATTGCAATTTGCTCACACTATCATCCGTGCTGACAAAGGTATCAGTATCCCAGTTCACGCTGGTGCAATCGTTCGTGCATTGCAAGGTCAAGTAGAAGCAATCGCTATCGATACCGGTGATGTAGACAAGATCATCAAAGCACAGCAAGATATTCTAGAACAAATCGAAGCATTGACTGGCTTAGGTGGATTGCGCAACAGCAAGAACCAAGTTGCTTCGGGCGTTTCAATCATTGAAGAACGCAAACAATTGCACAGAACAGCAAAGAGTAAAGCCCGCTTAATGGAAGTTACAGAAGGTTTAATCTTTACCTTTGCTGCACGATTCATGGGTGTTCGCTGGGCTGGACAAATAAATTACAACACTGACTATGAAGCACACGATACTAACTATAGAATGGCATTGATTACACAAGCAAGCCAATTGGTTGGCGACAATGAAATCATTAAGAGTCTAATCACCCGTGAAATTATCGGTATGTTGGCTCCAGCTGAAGATATCTCTGAATACCAACAAGCATATGTTGATAGTCTAATCGAAAGCCCAGTCAAGCAATTGATGATTGCTGAAGATGAAGAAGTCTCAATCACTGATGCAGGATCTATTCCAGATGCACAAGATTATGGTGAAGTCGATACAAGTGAAAATGGTATCGGAGACAAGAACAATACAACATTGCTAGGTGGACCGGGAACTCCTATCACCCCAATGGGAGATTCTTATTACACTCAACAAGCCGTTGCAGTACAGATCACAGGTTTAAACACAGGTAGATAACTTGTATAAATACATTATCACATACGGTGATTACGCATAATCAAGGAATAATTTAATGGATAACAATTTCGTTGGCAACGACAGCCAGACTACGAACCAGTCAGACGCAAGTCAAGAAGGTCAAGAGCAACAAGTAAATGCAGGTGCAATTCGTAAAAGCACCACTAATTCTATTCTGAACGCACTCAGCAATGCGAGCGGTCAGCAATTTGAATCAGTAGAATCAGCGTTAAGTTTTCTAGCACGAACAACTGCTCAACAAAGTAACGGTGGCAACGCACAGCCAGTAGAGAGACAAACTACTCAAAACACTCAAGGCAGAGTTACAACCAATGACTTGCATGAACAGTTTAATAAATTGCAAAGCGATCTTGCTCGTAAAGAACAAGCACTTCGTGAGCGTGATTTAGATTCTGATATTCAGCGAGCAATGAATGATAAATTCGATCCAGATATGATTGATTATGCTTTACAAAAAGTAAAGAACAATATTCAATGGAACAATGACGGATCTTACGCAATCATGAACTCAAAAGGTCAAGAGCGTTATGGTATGGATGGAACTCCACTTACGATTCAAGGATTAGTACAAGAAGTTGCATCGGGTAATCCGAAACTTCTTAAACAGAGTAACTCTAATTCTGGATCTGGTTTACGACCTGGACAAGGCAATTTTGCTGGTGCACCACAAGACAGTGTCCCAGACTATAGTAAAGATCCTGCTGCTTTTAATCAGTGGGCTCAACGCAATGGTCTAGGAAGAAACATTGGATTGAAAGGTACAACTGTATCAGCAACTCAGTCAACTTCAAGTCAAAGAATACTCTGATTGCCAACTTAACTTAAAGGATATTATATGGCTTATGTACTCGGCGGTGATTCTGGTGAAGGCTTCGGCTTCACATTCGCAATTGCAAACTTCGCACTTCGTGCTATGCACGAATCAAATGGTCTAGTTAACTTGACTAATGTTGTTACACCTACACAGGGTAATCAATTTTTAGTTCCTAACTTTGCACCAATTACATATCAAGACTTCAACCCTGCTGCTAGCCCTGCTACTGCACCTTGGGGAACTGGTAACGCAACGGTTCAAAACCCTGCATTAACTCAAACAACTATCACTGCTAGTCCTGCTGTTGCAACGACTGCTTTCGATATTTTCTTGGGATGGACAACATCTTTCCAACTAGCAGCAACTCTTGGTGCTGAATTAGGTGACTCGTTTGCTGAAAAAGTTGACCAGCGTGTTGCTGCTGCTTTTGCTGCATTCAAAGCAACTGTAGGTAACACATTCTACGCAACAAGTGCAGACGGCTTTGATCGTATCTTGCAACTTGGCGCTGTTGAATTGCTACCAGCTGGTGCTGCAATGACTGGTGCTACTGCTGGTTTCACTAGCAACTTAGTAACCGAAGCAATTCGTTTAATCAAGCAACAGTTCAAAATCGCTCGTATGCCTGGTAGCCCAGTCATCGTGATTGACAGTAATGGTAATGATGGCGTTGTAGGTTCTACATTGAATCGTTTGCTATCAGAACTAACTGGTGGTGCTGTTTCTCAATCTGGTGGTGCAAACCTTTCAGCATTGGGTAACGAACTATTGTCAAGCGGTAAGATAGAAAATATTTATGGGTGTATGGTTATGAGTAGCACCTTCTTAGCAGGCGCAACTCGCTCTGTTGCTGGTGCAAGCGAATCTGTACTTGTTGGTGGTTACTTCGGTGACTCAGCATTGTTCACAGTTATGAAGCAAGGCCTTGAGATCAAAATGGGAACTGTCCCAGGTGGTCTACAGAATTGGTTGACTGGCGTTGGATACTTCGGATCTGGTGTTGGCGATCTTCGTCGTGGTGGCGCAATTAACATCGTTCAAGGTTAATCTTAAACAGTTCAGGATAAAATAATATGTCAGTACCCTATCAAAGAATATCAAATGCAACAGCGCAAGACATTGCCTTTTACGATCCGGCAGCGGAGCGTAGAGCGGCTGCATTGAGTATCGATTGGGAACCTTACTTTAAAGTCGCTTCACAAGAGTGGCTTTACAAGTTAGAATTTGGATGGTGGAACAAATATTGTGACACTGTTCTAGGTGCTTACTATTATTCCAATCTTCCAAATGGCGCTCTTATCTCTAGTTTTAATCCAGGTCAGCTTATGAAAAATGATCAGACACTAATTAGACTAGATACATTCGGCGCTATTCTAGTGTTCTATGAATCTCTCGTAACAGAGGTTTCAAACATGAATGATGTAGACAAGATGAACTACGATTTTGCAAAAGATCGCTGTGACCGCGAGTGGATTAAGGCATTAGAGTTGATGAACTTCTATGACTTATACAAGAATTCACCTAACGGACCTGCTACAAAACTAGAAGAAAATTGGACTGCTGATGTTGATTACTTCAACGGCGATCGGAGATTTTTCTAATGTATACTGCACAACGCAACGATCCTTATATCACTGGCGCTGAAGTCTATAAGATGGTAAAGACATATATCCCTAAGTCTTGGGATGTACCGGTCTTTAGCAACACTGACTTTGCCAATGATACTGATGTCGTTCGTTATGGCATTTACATTAGTGACATAGTAACAACTAGTCGTGTGCCCAATAAACTTGGACTCACTACTGGAAGTAACATATACAATGCATCTGATGAATTTTACATTGCTTACATTAGTTTCCAACAGGATCCTAACATAGGTAGAGTAAGAGACATAATTAACAACTTAGTGACTGACAATTATCCTGGTACCGATGTACCGTTTATGAATGGTTACTTTCAGCGTAATTATGCAGAGGTATTGAACTATGGCACTCAGCGTCAACGCTATACCTGGACATTTAACTTAACACGATTAGAATTTCAATAACCATTATACAAGGAGCAATCAACAATGGCACGCATTACTACTAACACAACTGGTACACAACCAGTTATCGTATTATCTACCGCTACTTCTGGTGGTAATTTAACTATCCCGTTCATTCAGGATATCACAATTACTAACAGCACTGGTGTGTATGCATATACAACATTCTCTGATATTGACACACGCAAGTTGTCAACACCAGCAGACAATGAAATCAGCACCAACATCGTTATTGATGACGAGGCTTATTTCGGCAACAGCGCAGCAACTGCCGCTACCGCAGCATTCTTGGGTATTTCCGCAATCAGTGTTAACAAAGTAGCGGTTACTTTCGAAATCTACTGGGCTGGACAAACTGCAGGCGCAACTGATCGTGTAACAACTGGTACAGGATTCATTACGAATCTAGCACCAACTACAAGCCCAGAAGCACCAGTTTGGGTCACACCATTGACTATCGCAGTTGATGGAACAATGACTTCTACTGCTAACGGTTAATCTACTCAGGGATGGGAAGATATAATAGGGAGATTCGTCTCCCTATTTTTACATGTGAAAGAAACTAATGAACAATGACAACAAATCAAATATCTGGATTAAAAGTTCAGAACAAAAACTAGCAGCATTACTCGCTGATGAGGCTAAAGGTGCAGCGATACTCAATGAAGTATCAAACACAGTCAGACAGCTTAAAGCAAAAAGTTCGTTTCGTATCGCACTGATCAACCAAATGATTGAAGATAACGAATCTAAGAACGACTAAATACAATGTGAAAACAAATTAACTTTTAAGGAAAAACAAATGAAATTAGAACTCGC